TTTAAGGATAGGCCTATTATCCATAAGCAGCCTGTGCTCTTTTTCATTGAATTTGTCGGACAGGATGCCAACGATTTTATTACCACGCTGGCCCAAATATAGCAGTAGTAAGTATTTGGGTGGCTCATTCTGAGATTTATAAGATAAGTGTAACAGTTCCATGGCGATAGACGATCTGATATCGAGAAATAACCCTAGGACTTTATCGTCGTCAAGTGCGACGAATAGCCCTACTGATTTTAATTTTGAATCCTTATCCGAGCCAATAGCCGAAGCAAGACCGCAAGTCGATATAATTATACATATAGGAAAGGAGAAGCTATCTATCGGTAGGTATTTTAGCCGGTTCGAATTTAAAGCTATGGTAAATGGTGGATATATTATCAAGGCTAATGTGTTCGACGCACATTTCAATATTCATAGCCGTTTAATGGAGTTAGGATACTTTAACATAGCCAGGAGACAGCCAGTACGCATTGACTTTAGGATAATGTACGGGCCTGAAACAGATAGTTTTAACAGTAAGAATCAGACCAAAGTACAATCTGCTGTTTTAGTCTCGTTTAATATATTGAGTGATGGAAACGATAAAGCCAATTTAGTCTTGATAGCAGTCGACCCGCCATCTTACTTTTTAAACATGGGAGATGCTAGTGGACGGGTAATAACCGGAACTGTATCGCAGGCGATAGAACAGATAATAGAAATTTATGCACCGGAGATCCAGAGGGAAGTATCAAAAACGAATGGGTCCGATAAGATGAAGTGGTACATGATGAGGCAAGACCCCAAAACCTTTATTAAGTCTTTAACTGAATGGTCATCGTCATTAACACTAAAGAAAACCAATTGGCTAACAGCTGCTGATGGCTATAGTTTAAAGGTGAAAGAACAAGCCGAGTGGATTAGTAGACAGCGAGCATACTACAGATTCATGAAAGAGGGCAGATCTAGTATCAAATCATGTACAATAGTGTCTGATAATGGTTTATCAGTAGTGCAGTCGAAACTGGTAACACAAGGAACATCGGCAGTAGCAGGAAGATATTTAGACCCAAGAATAGATGTTGAAAAGCTCTCTGTGATGCCTAGAACTACTCCTAACAAAAAAGTCGCACAGGTTACTGATTGGCAATCCTATAGAGAGCCAACAGAGGGTCTACGACCACCGTTAGTTGGCTTTAGCTCTATTAAATCTATTCCTGAGGTAGGCTCAGGTGGTGACTTAGGTGTAGACTATGAGGATTATATAGATGGTAGGGCAAGACAATATTGGCTAGATATGAATCATAGAATTATAAAAGCTAAATTTACTATACTCGGCCATGGGGAATGGGATAGTAATATAGGGCTAGGCGTGGATACCATATTTGTTCGATGGTCTAAAGAGCCTACAACAGTATTCGGCGTAGCACCAGGGCCAGATGATCTATATTGGGTAACCGGAAATTGGTTAGTATATGGATTCCATCACATAGTGACAAGGAAGAAGTGGGATACTGATATATTCTGCTCTAGATATGATTATGTGACGTTGAATAATAGATCTTAGCCCCCACCGCCCAGAATTTGACCTATTCGCTTACCTACAGCATTGTTGATGTCCCATTTTAAGGCGAATTGTGTGGCACGGTCGGACAGAATGCTATTGACAAAGTTATTTCCATCGTTAAGGCCGACTTCATAATCGTCTAGTTCATCTTCAAGATCATCGTAATCGTCTCTTAGATTATCATAATCGGCTCTAAGGCTCAAAAGCTGACTTTGTAAATGAGTTATCGTCGCCAATTGCCCGGCGATAGTAGCATTCTGAGAAATAACTGTTTGTTGAAGTGTTGAAATTGCAGATAGGTTATCTTGTACTGCATTACGGTATATTATGCTTCTTTCTATGGCAATATAATCGATCATGTCAAAGTAGCGAGGATCGCTAAGCCTGTCGTAATGCTCTTGTACAGCGGAATCGCCGTGCCCGTCCATGATTGAATTGCATTTGTCGGCTAACTCGTTATCAAGGTTAAGCCGAATTCTTTCTACGTATTGCATTCAGATATCTCTGTGTAAGACTAGTGATTACTTAGATATATATTTGTGGCAGAAATCGTCCTATTAAGAATATGGACGAAAATATAGATTAGTAGGAGATGCCGATGGACCCCCAAGTATATGCTTTAAATATAATGCTGCAGCTTGAAGCAGAGGCGGCATATGAGAGTTTGAACCAATTTGAAGAGAAACTTCTGCAGATAGAGCAGAGTGTTAGTGATACTGCCGTCGCTGCGATGAATACGATCACTACAAATGTGCAGAATACGAACGCTGTTTTAGAGTTGACAAATAGAGCATTTGTGGACATCAGAGACAGAAATACTGAGATTTCAGCTAGTATACAGGATTATACCAACTATTTAGAAAATGTAAGCGGTTTTCTAGCTGACATGCAGATTAGTAGCATGGGTATAGCTGAGAGTATGGGCGTATATAACGAATTTTTGAAACAGATAAGGAAAAAGTCAGAAGACGATCTGGACAAGCTGACTAAAACTACAGATCTATGGAAGGATTTAAAGGAGCATCACGAAGAAATTAGCAAGTCTTTAAAAGATGAGCGAGATAACTTCGAGCACATATACAAGTTGGCAGAAAGCTATCAAAAAGAGATTAAGTCAAAGAACAAGTTACATGATGACGAAAATAAGCTTGTTGCTAAAGAAGACGGGTTGTGGATAGGCTTGCTGAAAAAATCAGGTTTATATAGCGAGAATATTGAAAGAATCGCCGGTAACTGGGACAGAGTTTATGGAAGATTACAGAGAATAGTCGCGGCCCTGCGTGCTCTTGATAGTGAAGTAGAACAATTTATAGAGATAAACTATCGAGCATATGGATCACAGCAATTGTTAGCACAGTCGTCGATTAATTTGGCGATGGAAGTAGGATTGTTACGCGGCAGGGCAGTAGAGGCTTATAAAGCACTAGCAGATACTAAGATACCGAGAAATGAACTGGATAAGTTAGCTAAGACAGTAGTTTTGGTTAACAAGTATACTGGTATGGCAATACCAACACTGGCTAACTTTGCCAGATCACAGCGACAAATAGGCTTAGATAGCGTCTCCGTAATGAGACAGCTCAACTACGCTGGCGAGGCGATGCGTAAGTACGGCTTGACTTCCGAAGATACGTCTAAGTTGCTCGGTGTTGCATCAGATGGTGCAAGAACGATGAAAATGCTTTTTGCAGGTGCAGTTGACCCTGCCGCAGAAGTAGAAAAATTTAATAAGATACAGCTTGGCTTAGGCGGGCTGGCTAAAACTTTAGGCTTCACTTCTGACCAAGTAGCTCAGTTTCAGCAACAGTTAGCCGACCCAGTATTCATGGCTAAATTTCAGATGGTTACTGGGACTCAGATAAAGTCCGCTGAAGATGTGACTAAGGCTTACCTAGAAGGTGGCCGTATGATGGCCGAGGAATACAAGAGAGTCGAGGAAGCAAGTAAGCAAGGCGTAGCAGCGGCAGCAATCGCCACGGCGAAATACCAGAAAATGGGCGAGAAGATGTTTGGATCAGCCGCCGCAGCTGATATGATGAGGATGACATTTGAGAAGGCAGCCGCAGAAACTAAGGCATTAGGCAAGGATCTAGACGAAGCGACGCTCGAAGCCGGTCTAATGGCTGCAATGGAGAAAGACGCAGCAGAAGCCTCGAACACCTTAGAAGCCCAATTAGTACGACTAAACGAACTATTAAGCGGCCCTATTGGTACTGTACTCAGCTTCTTTAGAGATGGATTGAGAGATATAGTATTTGTTATAAACGAACTACTTGAAGTTATTAGCCCATTTATCGGATGGTTGGGTACATTGTCGGAGACATTAAAGGAAACGAGCCCATTATTATATAGAGTTTACTCTGTTTTTAGGGCTCTGATAACCGCTGTCGGTATATTTATAGTAGTCGCATCCGGTTTAGCAGGAGTGAGAGCACTAATTAGGGCAGTAGGTCAGGCAGCAGCAGAAGCTGCTGCTCAAGTAGGTTCTGGTTTAGGTAGAGGTTTGGCAGCATTAGGAGAGGCCGTTCGAAGGCACGTAGTGGTTTTAATAGGCTTAGCCTTCGCATTTACTCTTGTAGGGGCTGGGATCTATTTAATGGCATCAGGCTTAGCACAGCTTAAAGATGCAGGCATGCAAGCGATTGGAATGTTAGCGGGCCTATTGTTTGTTACAGGCTTGTTTATGGTGTTTTTAGTCGGATTAGGGACAGCCGCTAACTTAGCAGTACCAGGCTTGTTAGCTATCGCGGCTGTCTTGGCTAGCATAGGTTTAATGATTTATTTGGTAGGAGCAGGTATACAACTGGCTGGCCAAGGCTTTGAGATGATGAGTAAATCGGTTACCATGGAGTTAGCTGGAAGCCTATTAGCTGTAAATGCAGCGTTGGCTACATTCGTAGTATCGGCATTTGCTACTGTGCCTGCGGTGTGGGCATTGGCGGGATCGTTCAAAAAACTTGCTACTAGTGCTAGCACTATATCTGAGTCCATGACTTTGATAAATGACTTTGTACAAGCACTAAAGGGCTTAGATCTAGGAAGCTCGATAGACAAGTTTGTTAATTCTTTAAAGCAACTGAGCGAAGGCGGAGTTATAACAGAAGAGGGCATGGAGGCTCTAAGAAGGGTATCCGGCAAAATCGCTGAGGTGGCGAGGGTTTTATTGCCAGCAACTTTGATGCTTGGTGTTGTTTCGGCTGTAATGGGCTTTAGTGGGCTCGCATTCAAGACTGGTGCGGTTGCACTAAATGAAGGTGCTAAGTTGCTTGGTAGTACTGCTGATATGATGATAGCGGCGGCCCCGAAGTTAGGAGAGGCCGTTAAGATTTTAAGCCCATTGATGCCTGACCTAGTCGATATCGCCATGAGAATCGGTGGGATAGGCGTTATCTTGATAGTAGCGTCTGGATTCTTCTTAGCAGGGTCTGCCATTTTGCTAGCTGGCTCAACAGTTTTTGCGTTGGCTGCCTCCGCTATTAGGCTAGGCTCAGGCTTGCTTTTAACCAGTTCAGAGTTCGTGTTAGAATCTAGTAAAAATTTACAGACAGCAGGCACACTGTTACTGCAGGGAGTGACACAGCTTTTGCCAGCATTGGTTATGCTTATACCCATTAGCGGTCTAATGATAGTCGCTGGAGCATCGATGGTAGCCGGTGGGGTCTTGATGCTATCGGGTTCGACGATGATTATGGTCTCATCATTGGCATTGTTCGGAGCATTGATGATGCTTCAAGGAATAACAGGAATATTCGATACTACTATTGAAAAAGTGTCTAAGCTAGGGCGTGGTATAGAAGGCATTTCATTCGGATTTGCTAACTTAGCTAGATCAGTGCTAATAGGCACAGCTTTACTTAGCGGCATATCATCAACATTGGGCTCTGAGTTAGAAAAATCAACGAGAATCTTAGATCAGTATGCTTCAGTCTTTGAATCAACTGCCGATCGAATTCAGTCGGCTATATCCGATAAGATAATACCTTCAATGAGGGCCGCACAAGAGGCTGGCATCATTGAGACTTTGAGGACAGAGACGATTATTACCAGTCCACCGATGAGAGAAGTCGGCGAGAAAGAGTCCGTAGCTACAGAAGATCAGTCAGCTAATGCCGCCGATGTTTTATCGGCTATTAGTGAGAAATTGTCTACTATCATAAGTAGCTCAAATGCTAAAGACATACTAGATCTATTACGTGATCATTTGCCCAACGTCTCTGGTGAGAGGGGCGATACTGGTTTATCCTCACATATGAATGGGTGGTAAGAATGGAATACGCTGAGGACGATAAGAGGCTGAATAATTTTGTAACATTACAATTCCAGACGGGGGTCGATAAGAATAAGAGAGCCATGTGGGAAAGTGTCGAATTTCAGTTTCCTCCGAAGGTTTTATCGGACAGTAGACGTGGCACGTGGGATGAACAAGACGTAATGGGAACCGAGCCGATCGCTATTTATGGTGGCTCTGGTCCTAGAAATATTTCTATGCAGATTACATACTTAGTCGACGGCGACCGGCAGGGAAGTTGGAATTGTACAAAGATTACCAAGCAGATCAGGCTCATGCGAGGATACTTCCAGAGAATACAAGATTATAAAGCCGCACAGCGAAATTTGGTGGTGAAATTAAAATTGTGGTGTATAGGCGGTAGAACTCCAATGACTTTTAGGTTACGTAGTTGCGACGTGAAGTATGGCGAAACTATGATTACAAATAAGATGCAAAGGGATTCTAGCGTCGAGAGTTCGACATATTTTCCTTTGAGAACTGATGTAACTCTAGACTTAAGTTCCTGGACACAAGGTGCATATATTGAGCCAGGAGCAGACGGTGGAGTAAGGGTAAATCAGGGTGCCAATCAGTTTATTGAGGATTTAGATTTGAATTTAATTGAGGCTTGGTATTAATGAGCTACTCACGCTACACAACAACACCTGAGACAGAGTACGATGGAGCACATACTTATGGCAAGTGGAAATCGTACAATTTTTTGACAGAGTCATTGGCAGAGAATCAAACACGTACATTATATATAACTAATGCTTATGAGGGTAGACCCGACCTAATATCGCAGCAGATATATAATACAACTAAACTAGATTGGGTGTTGATAGCTTTTAACAAGGTACGTAACCCATTAAATTGGCCTAGAGCTGGTGATATTATCAGGTATCCACTAGAATCAGTGGTAATGACGGAGATATTGCAGTGAGAGATATAACGGACGTAACGTGGGATAGATTTTTTACAGAGAGATCTAAACCGTTAGCCGAAAGATTTCCAGGGTTTTACAGAGCCCAGGTAGTTGAAACAAATGACCCATTGAACATCGGTAGGCTACGCATAAAATGCCCTGACTTACATGATTCAACCTTAAGGCCCGGTGATTGCCCTTGGGCCACCACAGCATACGATACTGGTGGATTTAAAGCTGGGAGATTTAGCAGTCATTGTATAGGAGACTGGGTATGGGTATCGTTTGAAAAGCAGCATCCGTATGCGCCTATAGTGGTTGGATCTGCGGACCCAACAAGAACTGCTAATTATAGCCTGCCTAGCGTTCATATAGAGACACCTTCAAGGCTGAACGTTGGTGTGAACGACAAGAATTCAGATAAGCGTTTCACGCGGCTGCAGGACTATAATAAGGATTATTTGCCAAAAGACCGTAGACCAATGGCTCACGGATGGGTCGATAGATATGGAACTATGGACGTTAGCTCATCTGTAGGATACTTTCCAGTAGAGCACGATGTCACACCTCCGCCTCCAGATCATGATGCTTTGCAGAATACGGCCTTTAACTATAATGCTAATAAACCGGTAGTCAATAACCCAGATAAGAAGTATTCTGCGAGAATTACTAAGTATGGACACATGTTTATAATGGGAGATCAAGGTTATTATTGGCGAAAAGAGGCAAACTCAGAACTAGGAGAATTTACTGGCAATGGTGAGCTAGACTTGAATTGGGAGCAGAAGAGGTGGCTAAGCCTTCAGAAATTTATAAATGAAGGCAAACCAGACACAAATAAAAGCCAAAGCGATCAGCGAAGAGTCGAAGTTCAAACTAGATATGGTCATAAAATAGAGATGCGAGATGTAGGGTGGGCTCAAATGGGTCCCATCAAGTCGAAGTCAAGAGAAGGTGAATTTGGTGAACCTAGAGTATTGTCCAAGGAAACTAAAAGCGATCAACGCTGGATTAAGTTAAGAACAAAGGGTGGAATGCTCTTTCAAGCTTATGATAAAGGGTCCGATCCTAGTAAGGATAAATTCATTACACGTAGTAATAGTGTAGAAAAAGGCTTTGGAAGCGAGAAGGAAGATAAATATTGGGCTAATAAGGATGCACGATGGGTGAGATTAGTAACGAGACATGGCTTCAAGATAGTCCTAGATGATAGAGGCTCAAGTAGTACAGATGCTGACAATAAAGAGACACCAAGGGGGAACGGTGTTTTAATTAAGGGTCGTCGTTCTCCAGGGTCGAAAGCTAGGGTAACGAAGGGTGATCCCAGAGGGTTCTTTTGGGAGTTCAATGAGAATGATGCTGCGAATCATACTACTTGGGGTACACCTCTTGGCCTAGCTGTAGAAATGAACGATAGATATCAGTACATGCTTCTAGCAGCTTCGCTTGGGAAAGGATACTCAAAAAAGTATCGTGGCCTTGCTGAGAATGAATTCGTAGGTGAGCCAGCGATGGCAAGGAATCCTGAGCGTAATAGTCATCATCTAAAGATAGACCATGATAATGCCTATATTAGATTTAAAACAAGAGGAGGGCGTGGCACTAAAGCCGACAGGCAAGCAAACCCATCTGGAGTTACTAGGTCAGAATTGAATCAAGGGTTTGAAGCTAGAGATGGTGAAAGGGGCGACGGACCGTGGGTTGAACTTGTAGACAGCCAAGAACGTGGCCTTTGGCTTTCGAAGAAGTATAGAATTGGCGTTTGGCGTGCTAGAAACAGCCGACAGATGTACATGTATATGGAAGAAGATAAAAGACATATTGTCATCTTCAATAACGAACAGGCAGGTAAAATCACATTGTTTTCTAATGCCGATATAGAGATAGTTTCTAATAAGAATATACATTTACAGGCCCAGAACCATATATTTATGAAGGCCGGTCGATCTATTACGATGCAGGGAGGTGCTACTTCATGCCGCTTGGCTAATAATAAGATAGACACCAACGCTATTATCAACGCAGATACGGTATTTGCTAGACTACCAAATACTCTGCCTGGTGCTATCGGCGGTGAGAGTCGTCCCGTGGCTACCCAGGTAGAAACAGTTGATGCGCCAATTTTACCAAGTAAGCTTAAACCATCAGATCGAGGTGAAACATACAATAAGCCATTTGAAGCTTGCCCTAGAGAGGAAATAGAGCATCCGATATGATAGTCAGATATCCAACAGGTTTATATGGAGATCTGCTGCAGACCAGCCAGTCTATTACTTATACAGTAAGCAATCAAGACCCGCCTCGAACTGATTTGATCTATGCTAAGATACCTTTGGGTGTGGTGCTAAAGCAGCGAGAGCCGAAGGATGAAGATGTTGTCGCGAGAAGGAATAAGACTTTTGGTGATCTAATTTATACTATATCGCAGGCTTCTAGGTCATTAGAAGGGAACAATCAGTCTCAATTTGAGATAGGACAGGTATTGGAGTTCAGCGTAGAGACAGGAAAGGATGTAGATCCTATGCTGGTTAATCCGTTGATAGAGATTCAACATAATACCAATATTTTAGATCTAACTAGTCTGGGCTTAACAGAGTCAGAGCAGGGATCGTTGGCTAATATAGTATTGGCCACACAGATAAGTATCACGAATCAGCTAAACAAAATAAAGGAATTACGTTACAACGCAGAACAAGATGTGACGACCAGCCAGAAGCAGATCAACGATTTAAGCAAGGCTATAGAATCGTTAGAGATAGCGTTGAAAAATGCCCCTGCGTATAGTAGCTTGTCGACTGAGTTGCAAGATTTAGAGACTTTAATCGACAAGTTAAAGGGCGAAAGAGATGCTGCCTTTATTAAACGCGATGATGCTATTCAGCAGGCTAATACCTACGCTGGTTTAGCCACAGGCCTTGCTGATGAGCTAAGAAAGGTAGGCCAGTTAGTAAAATGAGTAAGGCATTAGCTTTTGGATTTAACCCACCTTTCTTTGGAGGCCAAGAGAAAGTTTTGTCTCGTCAGGAAGATGAGCGGTTAATTAAGAACGACATATTACAATTATTGTTAACTGTTCCGGGAGAACGTGTACACCGGCCTAATTTCGGTGTGAATCTTCGCAATTTCGTCTTCGAGGCATTAACCGATCAAGATTTATTGATCCTAGAGCAAGAAATAACTGCGAAGCTAAGAACGTACGAAGACAGGGTAACACTCGAAAATTTGGAACTAATACCGGATGAGAATAATTATGGATTGAACGTTAAACTAGTAACCAAGTTGCGGTCAGATCCGAGAATATACATTACAGTAGAGCGATTTTTCAAGGATTTAAATAATGGCTAACGAGACCACAGATACAGCATTCGTATTGCCGCAGGAGCCAGAGCAATATGGTACTGTATTGGTTAATTCGAATTTGAGGAAAATAGACTTTAGCGGTCTTGATTTTGATACGAGTCGACAGGCTATTTTAGAATATATCGCCACATATTTTCCTAACGATTTCAATGACTTCGTAGCCAGCAACGGCATTATAATGCTGACAGAAATCGTGGCTAGTGCTACTGCTAAGCTGGCACTTAGGTCTGACTTGTTAGCTCAAGAAGCAACTTTGCCTACGGCTTTGACTGAAGAAGCAGTAGTGAACCACTTGGCATTGATTAACCAGCGTATAAAAAGACAGAGCCCTGCTACTGTGCTTATCCAGGCTACTATCGACAGGCCTGTCAACTCTGATATCGAGATAAATCCAGGAACGAAATTCCAGGTTTCGGGGCCTGATGGTAAACCTGTAATATATGAGATATATAAGGCACCAGGCGATTACGTTAGTAAGATGTCTATACCGGCAGGCAAAAGAGGTGTAATCCTTTATGCTATTGAAGGTGAATTTGCTCAAGCGACGACCGTTATGAGTTCAGGTGCTGCGAATCAACAAGTAATAATCACTGCCACAAACGCCTTAGAGTTTCCTATATTTATATATGCAACGTTGGGGGGAGTGGTGACAGAGTGGTACGCGATAACAGAGCCAATTGAGAGATACGGGCCTAACGATAAAGTTGTGGAAGTCAATTTTATCGAGGATAAAATTGTACTGCGGTTCGGTGATAACGTCACTGGCTCGATACCGCCCTCAGGATCGAGTATAGAAATACGCTATAGAGTAGGTGGTGGACGAAGAGGAAGACTGGCAGCCGGACAGCTAGAGACATCACTGACTTACACGCCCCTTCCTCCGGCCTCCGCTCCTATTTCCGTGCTATTCAGGAACATTAACGCCTCAGAGGGCGGATACGATAAAGAAACGTTAGAAGAGGCCAAAAGAAGGGCTCCGAAAGATTATGCTCTGCAGAGGAGCATAGTAACGCCAGAAGATTACGCCCAAGCTGTTACTAATTTTAGCCATCCTACCTTCGGCATAATTAAGAAGTCAATAGTCACACTCAGGTCTAGTATCAATGCTAACTTGGTAGAAATATATGTGTTGTCAGAAGGCCAAGATGGTTTGCCTGTGGCAGCAAATGAAGGCCTCAAAAGAGCATTGGCGACCTACATCGACCAATTAAATGTGGCGACTGATAGTATACAGGTTTTAGATGGTAAAATTAAGCCTGTAGATGTTGAATTAAACGTGGTCATCAATAAAAATGCAGACGCTTCTATCGTTAGGCAGAAAGTGGAGAATGCTATAACTAGCTATTTTTCATTAAATAATTGGAATATGGGAGAGGCATTTTACACTTCTCAATTTATAGATCAGTTACAAAGCATTGATGGAATTTCATTTGTTGACTTGTTTAGTCCTAATGATAACATATTACCAACAGGCCAGCTAGGTGACGGAGATCCACTAAAGATAGGATTTAACGAAGTTATTACACTAGGAAGCAGGAAGACGAGTTACTATTATGAGCGAACTCCACCTCCTGCCGGATACGGCAGATGATTGGGTCGATAAATGTTGGGGCAAAACCCGCACTTTAATCGATACTACATATTATTCTAAGCACGAACTAATGGTTAGAGCTGGCGGTTATTGTTCTTTACATTATCACAAATATAGAGCTAATAGCTTTACTGTTACTGGCGGGTGTGTAGATGTAGTTATGTTTATGGGACCTATACTAAAGAGATATAGGCTTGACAGGGACAATAATAAGCTTGTGGTTCCGTCTTTAGTGCCGCATATGTTTATGGTTGTGAAAGATGGGATCATAATAGAAGAGTATTTTAGTGATAGAAAAGAGGGAGAGGTACAGTCTAATGATATATATAGGATAATTGAAGGAGGAAGGACACAGGTTGAGGACTTTGATCATTTACCAATGTCGATTATGAAAGATAAATTATGCATGACAATAATTTAGTATACTGGACAGTTGTATATGACAATAACCCAGAACAGGTGTTTTATTATGTCGACAAAAGTAAGCTACTCGCAAATGTAGAGTCTTCTCTGCATGGGTATAACTTGGAAGACAATGAGATAGTAACAGAAAGTATAGAAAAATGTATGGAGAAGATTAAAGAATATTTTAATATGCCTTGCATACCGATTTTGTTTGGTAGTATGCAGATAGTTATTAATCGTTGGAGCATGGACAAGACCTGCCCCATTCATCAAGTCTTACTTGAGGCGTATGATAAGACAACCGATGACGACTTAAAGGCCAAGATAGATAAATTATTTAATAATTATCAGCCTGATTCGCCTGGATGTAGTTCGTGATATAATTGTGATCTCATCTGTTCCACTATATGAGCCAGCATTTTAGCTACATCGAAATCATGTCCTTTCGAATATATATATGGCATTCCATCTTTAATCATAATTGAGAAAGCCAAGTCTGGCTGAATCTCAGTTATTACTGGTTGTAATCCATCTGAGAAGATTTTGTATCGTTTGTCAAAGATGGCTTTGGCGTTATCTTCAGTACTGTTCTCTTGTGTGTTTGGGGGTACAGAATTGTCTGTCACTAAGTCGTCTTGTATTGATTCTGACATGATTACTGAAGAAAGGCTTTGGACGGTTTATGGGTGGTGTGCTACAGCATATCTACAACACGGTATAAAAATTGCATTCCCAGCCAATACAGACCCACGTAAAACTTATCAGTGGCGTTATCTCAATTCGTTGGTTAATAAGCTCAATGAATGGGAATTTGATGATGAAACGTCTAAGAAGTTTATAGCGATAGCTGTTAGCCAAGCAAAGCAGAAAAAGGTTCTGAACAAAGGCTTGGCTTGCTTTTTACAGAGCAACTTATTAGACATTTGCTATCGTAAACTAACTGCACAAGCTAAGGAAGACTGCAGCAAGTTAGATGCTCTAAAACAGATGAAGACTTGGTTCGATTTACAAACTGGCGACAAAGACCCGTTGCGGTGTCTACTTCATAGATCTAGCCCTAGGGCTTTTTCTAATATAGTAATGTGGCATCAATCTAATAGGATATCGCCATTGTTTATCGCTTTGTCTAAAAGCTGCAGTAAGGCAGTATTCCAATTACAAAGTAACGATATTGAATCTAATCTGCTGCCGAGCCTATCGACATTGTATTTGACGAGGGTTAATTTTTTATCCGAATCAAACAATCTTAATTTCGTTTCAACACTTTTTGGCACTGACTGGAGAAGTAAATGACGGTTTTAGCTGCAAACGACGCTTATCAAGCGATTAGTTATAACGAGAATGCTGAGAATAGAGCCGACAGATTTAGGCTCGACAATGAATTCTTGAAGGGATTTAGAGGCAAGTCTCCAAAGTTCGGCTACAACGGCTTAGGAGAACTTGTTTATTATCGAACATATTCGAGAACAATGCCTGATGGTCGCAAGGAGACTTTCTGCGACACGGTTCAGCGTGTAGTAGAGGGCTGCTTTGAGATCCAACGCAGACACAGCAAGAAGATACACATACCATGGGACTACGATAAAGCTCAAAGATCAGCACAAGAGATGTTCCAAAGGATTTGGGACTTTAAGTTTTTGCCCCCAGGCCGGGGTTTATGGATGATGGGCACGGAATTTATGTGGACAAGAGGATCTGCAGCTTTGAATAACTGCGGCTTTGTCAGCACGAGCGATATTGATACAGACCCAGCAGAGCCCTTCTGCTTCTTGATGGACATGTCGATGCTCGGCGTTGGAGTCGGATTTGATACTAAAGGGGCCAAAAAAGTAAAGGTCAACGAACCGGCACCATTCTCACGGATTCATGTTGTCGGCGATTCACGTGAAGGTTGGGTCGAGTCTGTAAGGCAGCTTATCTTCTCATATACGACTCGATCAGAGGATGGCTTTGTAGACTTTGATTACAGCGAGATTCGTAAAGAAGGATCAGATATCAAAGGCTTTGGCGGCAAAGCATCCGGACCTAAGATTCTTCGAGAGCTTCATGGATTGATAGCGAAGCACTTAGACAAGAAAATTGGGAAGCACTTGTCAAGCGTAGACATCACCGATATTATGAATTATATCGGCAGATGCGTCGTTGCTGGCAATGTAAGGCGTACAGCGGAAATAGCATTCGGAGAAATCGACGATATGGAATATGCGTCGATGAAGAATTACAAGCGGACTCTCAAAGATGAAGACTTAGGAGCGTTTTACGAAGTCACTGGCAATCTCTGGGCAGCAGAGCTAAACCGCAACAAGGATAATGCTTGCCCACAAGCTAAATTATCTGACTTTGAGCTAAACGGCGAGCTAAGAATACCTGAGGATAGATTGATCCCAGCCATCGAGACCTGGAATGCTGTTAATATGCAACGGTGGGCATCGAATAATTCAATCTTCGCCAAGGTTGGGATGAACTATGATGCCATAGCCGAACAAATCGCTGTCAATGGAGAACCAGGATTTATTTGGTTAGATAACGTCAGAGATTACGGGAGAATGAAAGACGGTTATAAGCCAGGTATCGACGGAAGGGTTAAAGGTAGTAATCCTTGTGTCGAGCAAAGCTTAGAGAGCTACGAGCTTTGCAATCTTGTCGAGACTTTCCCAGCTAATCACGACGATGCAGAAGATTATATGAGGACACTCAAGTTCGCATATCTTTATGCTAAAACTGTTACGTTGCTGCCAACTCATAACGCGAGAACTAATCAGGTCACTTTGAGAAACAGAAGAATCGGCTTGTCTCAAAGTGGTATTGCTCAGGCATTTGCTAAATTTGGTAGGAGAAACGTTCTTAATGACTTCTGCGATGCTGGCTACAATGAAATTCGCCGTTGGGATAAGATTTATTCTGAATGGCTTTGTATCCCAACATCTATCAAAGTCACCTCTGTTAAGCCAAGTGGTACTGTAAGCTTGCTAGTAGGTGCTACTCCTGGTATTCACCATCCAGAAGCCAGACACTACTGGAGAAGGATGAGATTAGCTAAAGATAGTCCATTAGTCCCAATCTTGATCGAGGCTGGGTATCACATTGAGCCAGTTCTAAGTGATCCAGATCGTACTGTTGTTGTCAAATTCGCTATTAGTGACCCAAGAGTTCGACCAGTGGCTGATACTACTATTTGGGAGCAGATGGCAAATGCTTCAGATTACCAGTTGTTCTGGGCCGATAACCAAGTATCTTGTACTGTCAAGTTCAAGAATAGCGAAAGAGATCAAATCGCTCTTGTGCTTGAAGCTTATGAAGACAAGCTGAAGGGTATTAGCTTCTTGCCTGCTACGGATCACGGTTATGCACAAGCTCCTTACGAGCCGTGCACAGAACAAGAGGTTATTGAATACAACATGAAGGTCAAACCAGTTGATTATTCAAAGTATTTAGTCGATGCCGTGGGAAGTGTTTATTGCGATAACGATTCTTGTGAAGTCCGCAAATAAAACTCGCTCGGTATATTGTATCGCTTAGGCAACAAGGCATACGATCTTGTTGCCTAAGCAAGAGATGCTGGTGATCACTCAAAAATCCTTAGCCAGCGATTGTAATTATTATCTTCGTTATAGTATTTTAATATTATGATAGCTCGCATAGTCGATAACAAGTTCATACAGCTTCACAGTATTACTGACCATGAGGATCAGGTGTTATGGGAGGCTTTTAGTGTTTCAGAGCCCGGTACCTATATTGACAATTCTTATTATTCTAACTGGGATGGTGTTTATCGCAAGTATAATAGAGCAAGGAAACGGCTTGCCAGGCCTTTGTTAGGCATGCTCCGTGAAGTTTGTGAAAAGCATAAATTGCCACTGTCTGTCGAAGATATACGAGATCCTTGGAAGTATACCACAGTAAAGCAAGAAGATATAGACGAGAACTTCTTAGCTAATATTAAGTTGGAAGACTATCAGATAAATGCTATAAGGAGTTGCATTGACAATGAATGTGGAATAGTCGACGTGCCGACTGGTGGAGGTAAGGGAGAGCTAATTTGCGGCTTTTGCAAGGCTATACAATGCCCTACTCTAATATTAGCTGATCAAAGGGTCGTAGTAAAACAACTCAAAGAGAGGTTAGAACTAAGAGATATTACTGATGATGTTGGTATATTTTATGCCGGTAAAAGGCCAGATGGGCAAGTTATAGTAGTAGGCCTAATTCAAACTTTAACGGCCAATAAAAAGCCACCAGAGCTACCAGATAGGAAAAAGGATGAGACAGATAAAGCATACAAAAAAAGACTCGACCGTTATGAAGCTTCTCTCAAAGCTTTCAAGACTAGGAAAAAGAACGTCAAGTTCTTAAATGAGTATGTCAAGAAAGCAGAGATGATAATTGTAGATGAATGTGACAAAGCTGCAAGTGAGAGTTATAAAAACCTTTTTAGGCATTCATTTCAAGGCCGAAGACGGTATGGTTTTTCCGGAACCCCGTTTGATCCTGATAAACCTGTTAACGAGATTGTAATTAAGGAGCATCTCGGATCTATAATATATAAAGAGCAAAGAGAAACAATATTAAACAGAGGCCGTATAGTCCCAATTACTTATAACATGTTAGCGTTCGGATTGGAAGGCAATCCAAACGAAGGCTCAGCTTATGATATAGCTTATGATGAATGGATAATTAACAACAAGAAGTTCCATCATCTCATTTATAAGCTGTGTGCAAAGTTTAATACAGTAGGTAAGCTAATTCTCGTCGATCGCAAAAACCTCGGTTATTCGCTTAGGGATACCATACAAGAGCATGGAATTGAAGCTCACTTTATACATGGTGACACGCCTACTAAAGAGCGTGACGCTACATTGAAACGGTTTGAAAGACGGGAATTCAGCGTACTTATAGGTGGGAAGATTATTAACAGAGGTCTTGACTTAGCTGGTGGTTGTGAGGTGCTGATACTAGCTGGCAGCAATAAGGATCGATCAGATCTGCTGCAGCGGGTAGGGCGGGCTTTCAGGCGTAATGAATTAGGAAGTAGTAAAATTTACGACTTCTTTTTCAGATGCAATAGATACCTTTACGATCACTCAAAGCAAAAGCTAAAGATTATGGTTAATAATAAGTTCGACACTAAAGTAATATTTCCAGGTGGTGTTATCGATGGATCAGAATTCATTAGTAAACGATTTAGAGTCGATAAGCGACTGCTCGGAAACAAATAAAATAGACCTAACGCCACAGGCCAGTACTAGAAAATTATACTTTATAAACGAAATAGTGGAATGGCAACTAACACAATATATATGGACCGGTTGTACTGATGTAAAACTGCGTGATGAGATAATGTCACACGCAACAGAACTAATCCGGCAGATAATAAGAAAGCAAGGTTTACATCAGATCTACCCAGGCCAGGATGAATCATCATTTGGCGACCTTTTACAAACAGCATGGGTACAAATAGAAAGAACGTTATATAAGTATCGTGCTAGGCCGCATTGCAGGAGATGCTACAACCCAGATAGGCCTAATGACTCAGTGCTATATAATCCAGGTGTCGTTGAATATGGTATCAAGACTATAGAAGATACTATTACAATGCATGATGGTAAGTGCCCTAAGTGTAGGTATGCTTTATACGACATACCAATAATTAAGCCAGTGCAAGGTCTTTTTGCCGGTACAGAAACAATTCTTTATCGGGGTATGTCTAAAGTGTTTAATATGTGGTCTCAGGTCGCTAGAACAGTAATATTAGCACATATCAAGAAAGAAGGCAGAGATAGAAAGAATTCAGGGTCATATGTCAGTCATTTAGGCAATAAGCAGAAACCAATATCTGGCATTATAGAACGTTTCTTGAATGAATTGCGTGAAATAAATCGTTTTGACGATACGAATTTAAAAATAATAGAGGCCTTAGAGCAGATTATAAACAATGATGAAAAGCCGCATGACGGACTAATCAGCAAGCTAGTTAATCAGTCTGGATTTTCAAGGCAAGCAGTGACAAACTTCCTGAAAGTGACAAAGTTACGTAGCTTTGAGTTGACTGACTCTCCGGTTAATAGAACGATAGAGCCTAAGATAGATAATAGAAAAGCTGCCTTAGAGGTCGAAGAAGAATAACTCTATCAAATATATGTTATCCAAAGGAGAACAGTATGAGCATTTTCGAAGACCAGTTAGAGCATTCGTTATCACAAGTAAACATTCATAGGACTTTGAATCAGCAGTTAGTTAACCTTCTAGAGGGTCAGTCTCTCGATCCAGCAGCGTTGATCGATGTGAGTTTAAATGAATGCCTCACAGAGGGGTTCGGAGAGGGCTTGAAAAATAGACTTAAAAATATGTGGTCAGATCTTGTATGGCAAAGGCCGAAAGATCAATCGAAAGTCGATAAGAGTGCCGAGCGTGCCAAAGCTAAACAAGATAAAATTTCACAGCGAGCACGACAGAAGGCAGATAGAACCGCTAGCAGAGCACAGGCAGCATATGCTAGAATGCCTGAAGATCAAAGGCGGGCTGTAGCGAAGTATGCTAACCAAAACAACCAGTTGGCAGCTTTAACTACTAAAGTTAAAGATTACTATAAAAATCAGGTAAATAATTTATCGCGTAACGCCTATCAGATGGCAGATGACTCGACATCGCAGGGTCGTAACTTGCAAACTGTGTTATCAGCTTTACATGATCGGCTAATGGCTAGCATCGAGAATTGGACCCCATCTTTGGCTAAGGCTGGAGAAAAGGGGTATACCAGACAGTCTTCCGGCTTATATAAATCAGCTGGAGGTATGAATGACTACTCAATCTAAGCCCGACAGTTTGGATGTCGTACTGAAGAAGATCGAAGAGCAGAAAGTAACTGTTAGCGATTTTAATCAGTTGATTTCCGAGTCTACTCCGGAGGCTATAAGAGATCGTCTAAGGCGGCGTACTCTCAAAAGCGAGACAGAGTCTCACATAGACAATAAAACCGGCCATCAAGGCATGAGTTTACCGCATTTTCAGAAGCGAGTAGCACCGAAAAGAAAGCCAGAAAATCAGCAAAACCATGGAAGGTCTAAAGTGGCTAATAGGCATAGCCAGAGAACGCAAGCTAGACAAAGAGCTGCTACTGAATCTACTACTAAGCCATCGGCTAATACTGAACCAGCTACTACACCAGCGTTGTTGGAAGGTACTGGATTCGACTTTAAGCTGAGCCGCGATAATGCAGGCCTAACTATGATCATAGAGCACAATGGTCAAGAATTAGCTAGAGCAAAGCATAATAAGAATACTAACAAGTGGGATATAGTAAAGCCCACAGATGATCAGGTCAAATGCGTGAGCCTGGTCCAATTTGATGGTTACGACTGGAATACACTTTTCGGTGCTATTTGATGGAAGATTTAGACTCGCTATTGCAGCAAATTGATGAGCTTGATGCAAAAGCTGGTGAAAGTATACAGGAACCGGCTCAGCCATCTGAATCGTTTGCGGAATCAGATTCAATAATCGATCCAGACGATCCGATTTTGAATAAAAAGATTGAAGAGAAGATTACGATAGTAGATGTACAGGATGACATAAAAGTCAATTTAGATGTTATTCCAACAGAGATTACTCCTGTTGTGCAAGCAGAAGAGCCGTTGATAGATATTAAGAAGTATCTAAACAAGCTCGATACTGTTACTGATTCTATTCTGGAATCATGTAATGCTGATAGGCAAGAAGCACAAGACATTATAAATATGTATAGGAGAGAGATTGATTCTGCTATAACGAATTCTAGGCAACCTCAGAGGATGTTTGTTGATGGCTTGGTAAAGGCATTGGAAGTAAAGTCTAATGTAAATATGACAGCGGTTAAAGCTTTAGAAGCTACAGCGAAGATGATCGCTACTACCAAGGCTGGTTCTAGTGTGCAGGTCAATAATTTAAACGTAGGACCAGGCAATAGCTCTGATTTAGAATCTGTCCTGGCATTGCCTTTGTCCCAAGACGATGAATACTAATGGCTATAACATCGCAACAGAAACAAATAATTAAAAATTGCCAATCATCTGTAACATATTTCTTACGGAATTATGGTAAGATCAAGCATCCATCTGCTGGTATCATACCATTTTATCCATTTTCTTATCAAAGAAGAGCTATTAAAGCTTTCAGGACGAATAGGCTGAATATATTTAGGAAGTGCCGACAAGCAGGTGCTTCAAAAATCGCTGGCGCGTTTGCTTTGTGGTTCGCGATGTTTAATAACCACAAAACAATTCTAATCGTATCGAGAACTGACGAAGATGCGATGGGTTTCTTGCGGGAGCAGATAGTCTTCTTATTCGAGCATTTGCCTGAGTGGATGCAGAAAGTATGGAAGCCTACCAAGCTCAACGAGCACGAGATTATGTTTCCTAATGGCTCTAGGATAAAGAGCCTTACATCTCACCCAGAAGTATTGCGGTCTAATGCATCATCGTTAAATATTATTGACGAAGCTGCGTTTATTCAGGGTATGGAAGCTATGTGGGCTGGTGGCTGGCCTACGCTTCAGCACGGTGGTAACGTCATCGTTATTTCTACGACCAATGGTGTTGGCAACTGGTATTGGGCGACTTGCACTGAAGCAGAAGCTGGTGCGAACATGTTCAATCCGATAGTTATTAACTGGTATGACATGGACTGGGTCATTGAATATACTGACCCAATATCACGAGAATTTAAGAGAATAGCACCTTTAGATGGTATCAAGAAATGTACGACAAAAGAACAGATCCTAAAATATGGACCATACTGGTCTCCTTGGCTGGAACAGCAATATAAAGCATTGCAGTTAAAGGGCGAATCGCATAAATTTAAGCAAGAAATTTTAGCATCATTCATAGGTTCTGGTAACACGGTACTGCCAGAAGAAGTGCTAGCATACATTGCTACGACGGTCAAAGAACCGGAGATGAAAGTTTGCGGTAGCCAGACTTATGTCCATCCTATCTCAGGAGAATCTGAGCTGCTAGACTTCGATTTTGATGAACCAGAAGAGGGTTTATGGATATGGCAAAAGCCGGTATTAGCTAAGCCTGAGAAGAGACGTGGTAATGAGATAATTGAGGCTAGCTCTCCGGCCCATGCCTACGTGATGGGGGTTGATACGGCTACTGGTAAAGGCAAAGACTTCCACGCCATTGAAGTTTTCGACATATACACCAGAGAGCAAGTTGCAGAGTTTATGGCTCGATGCTTGCCTAGGGATTTAGTAAAGTATATTGATCGTATAGGCAGGTGGTATAACTGTGCATTGGCCGTAGTCGAAAGCAACAATGGCGGCCATATAATAATAGATCAGCTACGTTACGACTACATGTACCCTAGATTATATCGCAAGAAGGACCTCAATGATAAGCCTTCTGCCGGAACAAGGAAAAAACAGCGGACATTAAAGGTAGCTTCATACGGCTTCGCAACCACGTTAGCAAGTAAGCCTATTTTAAATCAATATTTAATGAACTATATAAGGGATAACGCAGAAGATGGGTATACTATTTATAGCACCAGATTGCTAAAACAATTTCATACGTATGTTAGAAAGAGAGATCGTCTGGGGCATGATACCTCTAGGACGGAAGCGGAAGAAGGTGTTGGTAATTTCGATGACTTGGTTATAGCTACAGGTTTAGGGTTGGTCGGCACCGCAGACTCGTTCATAGTAGATGCTGGTAACATGACACCTTTTAATGCCGAAAACAGTTTTAAGAGTATGACTGGACCGACTATATTAAATAATGATACAGTTCTTAAGAACACAGAGGATTGGTCTAAGAGCGGTGGTCAGACTCTATTAATGCCGATTGCATTGGCTCCGGATGAGATACCAGAAATAGCCGCTCAGAGGGTGATAGATAATTACGCTGTACAGCTTGGTGGTATACCAATAAGTGAGGGTAAACCTATAGTTACCCCGCAAAAGTATTTTTATGAGCGAAAATAGCTATTCAATTATTATACCCACTTACAATAATTTTAAATTTATCGATGAGTGCTTGAATTCTGTAGTTAAAAGCTTTAAAAACCGTGATTATGAGATATTGGTAGGAATAGATAATTGCCCTAAGACTAGGAAGCTATTGCTTTCAAAGAGCTATCAGAACACCAAAGCATACTGGTCTAATGCTAACGTTGGGCCGTTTACAATTAAGAATAATCTGGTTCAGATAGCTAAAAATGATTATCTGGTGTTCTTTGACTCAGATGATATAATGTATGAGAGTTGTGCTGCCGAATTACATAATGTATCAAGCAATAAACGATATATTCGTTTTAAGTATGATCAATTTATGCATAGCAAGGGCCAAAGCAGCAAGTCTTTGTGCGGTTTATCATTTGCTGAAGGTGTCTTTTGTATTGAATCGGCATTATTTAAAGAATATGTCGGCTTTATGCCTTGGCGTTGTGCGGCAGACTCCGAGTTTTATCTTCGTTTGCGCAATATGGGTGAAGATTATACTGTAATAGGCGAGCCATTATTTTTGAGGAGGCTGCATGGCGATAATTTAACTATGAGCCAGGATACG